TCCTGATCCCACATAAACATCCATCGGCTTCAATGTCTTAGCCGAGGTATCCCAGTACAGCAAATCTCCAACAGCAATTGCCGTGGAAGCTACTGACGGAAGTTGCATGGTGGAATTAGTTTCAACAGGCTTGAACAGTCGAAAACCGCCAAAAGTCGTACTCATTGGACTCTCCAGAGAAGGGGTGTGTAATCGTTAGAGGATCAGTTTTGTAACCAGCGGAAAAGACTATCGTTACCAGGAACCCCGGTTTCTCCCTTGCTCTCCTGGAGAGGTCGTGGAGTCGAACATTTGGGCTTTTCTGACCTGATGGCAAGTCTTTTAATCTGCCTTGCAGCAGCATCCGCTGTCAAAGACGAGAGGTCTTCCACCAGCTGGTCTTCGTACTTGATCCCGCTGCTTTCGCACAACTCTCTAATGCGATCCTTTGCTTTATAGAATGAAAGCTCATCATGGACGCTCTTGAATCTCTTGGATTCCTTGACTTTTACAGCTTTAACTCGCTCTTTTTTCCCCTTGGACAGGGCTGGATCGGCCTCATCGCCATCAGGTTCGTCTTCTCCCTCATCCATGTCGCCAGCGGACATGTCTTTCTTGGCAGGATTTTCTTCAGAATCCTCGCCCTCTTCTCCGTACATAGCCTCAATAGCATCAGCCTTCTCTTCGCTACTCATCTCGGAATCAATCATCGACAATAACTTTGATTTCTTATCGGACTTCTTTTTTTCTTCGTCCCCATACGCCTCAAGGGATTCGTCAGTATCATCCATTGAAGTGTCTTTTTCTGGATCAGGGATGCGGTCCTTGGCTTCCTCTTTGGCATCCATTGAACCGTCCTTGGCTTCAGTTGCGTTCATATCGTCGTCCCCCTCTGATGTGTTTTGCAACAGTTCCATAACTGCGTCAGCTTTTCTGTCGTCCGCCATATCATCACGGGTAATGATTTGCATTACTTTGTAGTGCAATTCTTTGTCTTTTTCTTCTTCAGGCTTAACTTCGACATCCATGTCGCCTCCATCGTTATTTGCAGCTTCAGTTGCTGTTGATTTAATTGCGCTTTTGGACTTCGCCTTTACATATCCCCGCCGGGCTTTTGGGCCTTGGTGTTTCGACTTGTAGCCCACTCCAGAATACGCTGCCTCTTTTGTCTTTTTGACTGCTTTGCAAGAGTCCGCCGATTCCTCAAGCGATTGGGTTGTGGCAGGGTCTGCAACCACATCGACATGGCGCACCTCGGTTACTTTTGACACAACAAATATGCCTTTCTTGTTCACAACACCCTCGCCCTGGGCATTGTGAGACATTCCGAACAGTTCAGGCATTCGCTCTGCCGCTTCGCAGATCATTTCGGCCATTGGGTGGCTTTTCAGATAAACCAAGTCCCCATACAGGCCTTTTCCCTGGACAAACCTGACATTGGTGAGCTTTCCAAATCTATCATAGCTGGAACGCTGTTGAGTCGGATGCTTCTCTGGATGGTCAATATTGACCCGAACCCCCTCGTACAACGGAATAGCCTCTTCCAAGGCTTCAGGGGTATACTGCCTATCATTTTCCGAAGTAAAACCAATGATTTTAACATTGTGAATTACTCCAAGTTCTCTCTCGACGGAGATCCCGTCTTCCTCTCCAGAGGTTACGGTCTCGCTAATGTCCATCTTCAAAATCGATGTGGAATTAGACATATCTTGATATTGAGACCTTATTTTTGTTATGTCAAGTGGGAATTTTAGTTATTTTAGATTTTATAGACCTAATTCTTCCAGATCTTTTTGTTATGGTCTCGGCCCTTATCTCATTGGCATCCATCAGCATCCCCGTCTTTGGATCGAGAAGGTGGTGCCATTGGAGTGTTTCCCCAGGTTTCAACCTCTTGGAAGCCTCCTGGTGCCTTCTCACGCCAACTGCCAGAACTTGTTTCGACTTGGGTGATGCTCCAAACCAATTGCTGAAGGTTTTTGCATCGGGAATAATTCGTCCCTTGTAGTCATAGAATTTTTTAGGATCGGTACTCAAGATTGGCGTGATCCAGCAGTTTCCATTTAATATTGCAATATTGTTGTCTGATGCCATATAATAACCATTGTGTGAATCAACGCTGTAGACGAGTTCTTTTTTATGAAACCTAGTAATCTCAACTACTTTATCGAGCGATATCTTTCTGGAGTATCTCTTCAACAGATAGGAAGAGAAATTGGAGTCAAAGGCGATACTGTGGGAAGATGGCTCTCCAGCCTTGGGGTCAAAATTAGGACTAAATCTGAAGCAACGAGGATTTCCAAGCTTAAAGAACCACCTCCGGATTTTATTCCTAGGTATATTGCGGGTGAATCCTTGAATTGCCTCTCCAAGGAATACGGAATTAGCAGGGGTGGTGTTGCTAGGACTGGACCTAACAAGGGTAAGGCGTTCGGCCTTTTGGCTAGACTTATTGAGGCTGGAATTAAGCCCAGATGCCAATCTTCTTCTGAAAGAACCAAATGGCTTAGGATGACTGACGATCCTCGTGGACGGCAAGTCAGGAACGCTCATCTCAACCGTTTCAGCCAAGACGAGTCCATCTTTGTGAGTGAAATGAACGGGCGTGGAATCGCCCTTAGCCATCAATTTGTTATCGGCAAATACAATGTCGATTTTTCCTTTAGCGAACTTCCCATCGCCGTGGAAATCCAGAGACTTTGGAAGATCAAACGAGGCGAACCTTCCACCGTTTACGAGGATCGACTCAAATACATCCTTAATCGTGGGTACTTTGTTTTTTACATTTACGGAAAAATTACTGACACCATTAGGGTTTGTGATAATGTCATCGCCTTCAGAGATCATATTGGCTTGCACAAGCCCAAATCTTGTGGCTATAGGATGATTACTGGTGACGGTAATTTCTGCGCCACCAGCTGTTCTTATCTTGGTGAACTCCCCGTCATATAAGAATCTTGAAATTGATTTTACATAGCCATCTACCCGGCATTCACCCGTGACGCAGCGGCAATTCCAGGCATGACTCCCATCGGCCTCCAGCGGCGGGTTAGGCATCTTGTCTAGTCCAGGATTCCCATACCTGGGGACGCGGTAATAAATGGTGCCATTTCTTGCCCGATGTTCCGGCCTGATCCTGTCATCCATGATTCCATGAACCTGGTATCCTACAAGATCCCTCGGTATTGCTCCATACACCTCTTTGTTTATCAACGAAGTCATCTCTGATATATTAGTTCTTGTTAAAGTATATGCTGAAGTTTTTAGCTTGTGGAAGTATTGAGATACCAATTGTTTCTTTTTTATAGGATCGTTCTCTATAGATGCTAGCTTTGCCACGCTAGATGTAGACAATCCATTCTTTTGCATCTTTTGGAGAAGTCTTACCGGAATAGATTTGCCATGAATAATATCCATTACCAGGTCTTTGGGGATGCCTGGGAATATTCGGGCCACAATTGACTTCTTGTTCGCCTCTTGCAACTCTGATGGACTGTCCAAGATGAAGGATTTTAGGATCTTGGTCATGGCGTTGTGGTGGTTTGTTAGCAGGGCTGGACATTTGTTCACCACTACCTTCCCTGCATCCAGGTAGGCTAACACCATTTGCTCCAATATTCTTTCAAAAGAGGCAAGATTGATTGGCAGAAGTGCAATGCGCTCGCGGGCAGATATAGCCCCTCGCACCATGCGGGAGATGGTGTTGTTGGCCTGAAGGACTTCAATTTGCTGGATGCCTATTTTAGCTGCAAGTATTGCATTACTTTTTGAAATAGATTGGGTCATCCTTTTTTATCCCTGTCAATCTGGGCAGAAATCTTCCTAGCCCATGACCAGCCCGCATCTCCACCCCATAGGAGCCATGCGATATAGCCAGCGGAATCAACGCCCCATCCTTCGCCCTTCTTGTCAACCTCATGGCGGGCAAAGTAGGATGTCATCCGTTTGATTGTTGATGGCGACAGGTTGGCCCCATTCATCAGGTCTCTCGCCCTCGCCACCCCAACTGCGGTTCCTCCGCGATTGTGCTTGTCCCTAAGCTCCAATCCCCTTTTTGCGGCACTCCTTACTGATGCGGGTGGTTTGAAGTTTATTGATTTGGATTCTGCTACCGGGGATACTTCCATGCCTTCTGGTGGGGCGGTGGGATCGGTTGGGTCATTTGACACTCCAGTAGGAGAAGTCTTGACTTCCTTGGGAGCGGCCTTGGATCGGGCGGGGATTTCCCGTGTCCCAGCCAGGCTATCTGGGAATATTGCTGTTATTTGTTCGTCAGGCATGAGTGGGAATGCGGCCTTAGCAATCGCTCGTGCAACTTCGATGCTGATTTGGCCAGAAGCGGCTCGCATAACGATACCCACCAGGTTTTCAATCTGAAGGCCATTGAGGGCAGAATCGGAAACCTGGGATTGAGAATCCTCTCCTGGTGGAAGGTCAGATGCCATCTTATCGGCCTGCTGCTCGATATTGCGCTGTTCCTGATCAAAGTCTAGACCCAACTCCTGCGTAACAGTTTGAGCAGATTTAATGCCCATTGTGATGTAGGTCTGGTTTGCTTGTGAATCTGCAATCTTGTCGCGCGCTTCTACTGCGGGTGGAGTGACAATAATGTCAATTACATCAAGAATGTTGATGGGAAGTTCGCCATACTCGGCAGCTGTGCGGACGGCCTCGCGGGCAATTCGAGTGAAGTAGCGTTTGTAGAAGGTTTGCATCCTGATGCAATTGCGAAGAAATGGGCTTTCAGCTGTTAGAGATGATGCATAATTTGCACCAGCTGTGTTAGCAGACGATAGCCACTCAGGAGCATTATGGCGGTTTCCAGCAGATCGAAGGAGGGCTTGGAAGATATCCAGATGATCTTTTGCGAATTCAGCACCGGGAGGCTGGACATAATTCATTCCTTTTGGAATGTCCAGGAATGAACCGGGTTCAATTCGCTGATAATCTGTTTGGCGATTATTGGGACTTGAAGTTGCAGAGAAATCAATATTGTTGTCAACAAAGGTTTCGACCTGGGCGGAGGTGGCCGTATCATGTTGGCGGATGGCAGCAATGGCGGACTGGACTGAAGCCGCCTCGCCCAGATTCTTGCGTAACTTTCCAGAGAGAGAGAACATATCTAGAGTTTCATAGGAGAAGTCCGATAGGCCTCGTTTGATTGATTTTGGAACATTGCATTTGATGTGGATGACACGGTCAGCACCAACAATTTCACCACTGGGAGATGCGAAGCGGGTTTTGTCGTGTTCGGAGGATTCTCCCTTGGGTGCCAGGTAATCTACATAGTAGTTGAGGACATTGAAGGAATCGTCAGGATCGGTGTTGATCCCATAGGACCAGTTGTCCATTGATTCTCCAGGCGGCATATACACCTGTTCCGGTTCGATTGTGCGGATTACCAGCCTGCCAGATGATTGGGGGAATAGGCGGATAAATGCTTCACCATCTGATCTGGAGCGGCTAAATATTTCCTGCTCCATTATTTCCCATTCATTTTCAGATATGAATCGCTCAAGAACTTCTTGGCAGCGGCGGACAGTAGATTCATCAATGTCAATTGTTCCCTTGGGGATTGCACGATAGGAGAATCCTGAGCCAATTACATACGAGCATAGGCCATTCAGGAGGCCAAGGGCGTTAGGATTGGTGGTGGTTACCAGGCGGGCCTGCGCCCGGATCAGGGAAAGCTGCTGCTCGGAATACCAGAAGGGATAATTGGAACCGTACTTGCGGTCTTGAGGATTGGAGATGGGATAGGATTGGCCACCACCATCCCGAAACCTGTCCATCATGTCGATGTAGGATGACATCCAGAAATCATTGGTCAGGACGCTCTCGTTCAAATTCCGCCTGGGACGAGCAGATCCCGGAACACTGTCCAAGGATGGAGAAGGTATGGCGCGATTGATTCCAAGGCCGGACAGGAATCGATTCCAGATAGTGTTAGTTGCCATTATGATGTTAACCTTTTTGCTTTGTTGCCCGATTGGTTTCTACGCCCATTCCACATTGAAATCATTGAGCGGAGTGCCATTTCAAGAGCATCAGGCCCATCATCATGCTTGCCTCGCGGGAATTCCCGCAGCTGAGATACGAGGATCTTGGTTCCATCATTGCGCTTGAAACGAATCAGCTTGTTTGCCAGGTACGGTCCAAGACGGCGGATTCGCACATCTTTTGAGACTGTATTGTATAGGGTCATGATTGGTACTACATTACCAGACTTTTTTGATTCCTCAAGTATTTGAGATGCTAGCAAATGCTGGAATTGGTTAGATTCTATTACTACACCGTCTGGACAGAATTCCTCGTTGTCCTTTAATACTCTTGATATCATCCGTTCAGCATCAATTCTTTCCATATATGCTTCACAGTACAGTATGCCATTTTTATCTCTAGCTAGCTTTACTATTGCAGAGTAGTCACCAAATTTAGAATCCTTACCTTTGGACGGGTCAATTCCAATCATGCGAATTGTAATCTGATCGGAGTCTGGGAAGGAATCAGTCCAGATGTGATCACCGAAATGAGAGTTGGGCCATTCTGAACCTTCCTGGTCGACGAATTCTCCAGCAATCTCCTGGGAGGATTGCCTATCAGAGTACTGTCCAGAGAGAGCAGAGATGAAGTCAGGTGGAAGGAATGGGTTGTCGGCTGTCGAGGATTTGAAGAGGGCTGTGTTTTCGCGGGTTTCTCGGCCAAAGACATCGTAGGTCCAATGTGACATGCCTTTCGGGGTAAATGTGGCGGTAAGCCAGCCAGCCCTTCCACCCTCACGCAAAGTTGCGATTGCGATATTGAAGACTTCCTCATCCATAATTGAGGCTTCATCAAGCCATATTCCGGATAGGTTAGGGCCACGCAGTTTTTCTGGATCATCACCTGAGCGGAAGATAATTTCGGAACCATTGGTCAGGGATAGGCGCGGAGGCTGTCTCCATTGATCACGGATTATTCCGAAATCCTCAGCCAGCTGCGCCAGGGAACGGATGGTTGCATCCTGGAGGATGATGTAGGTGGGCGAGACCACCATGTAGAGACGGCCCTTGCCCTCGTCTGACATCGCACGGCGTAAAAGGTCGTACGCTCCAACATAGGATTTGCCTGAACCTCGGCCTCCTACGAATCCACGGTAACGGGCAGGGGAGTGATGGAAGTCATATTGGGTTTGATGAAGTTGGAATTTTTTGGTGACAATGTCCATCCGCGCGGGAATGGGCGGGCTTGGCTTCTTTCCTGTATGCCTCCGATCCATGTGCGCTCCGGGGATGGGGGGGATTACTATTCTTTGCTATTGAATGATTGAGGAAGATTGTTTTGGATATAGGATGCTTTTAGTTCTATTTGAGATGAACCGTTGATGTCAACTATTTCTTCTACAATTTGAAGGCGAACTTGATGGATGTTTGATATCTCTTGCCGCTCAATATATCCACGATCCCGGCCAATTGTTTTGAGGGCCAGAGTTATTGCCCATTTCTCGCCATTCTCGATTGCATCCATTAATTTGGATTCTGCTTTATCTAGAAGCTTGCCACGCTGATCTTCTGCTATCTCTTGTAAGCGACTGTCAGCTTCTAGACGAGCGGCTAGATCGGCGCGGGTAATTCCAAGGTAGTCTGCTGAGAGGTATTGGAGGCCTTTGTAGCGCAGAAGGGCGGACTCGATGCGGGATGAGGGGATGAGGGATGAGACCACCGCCGGATCGACGCGCGGCACATCCTTGCCTTCAAGGAGACGGATCACTCGCTTGCGATCCTCAACGGTAGGCTCCAGAGACTCATCCATTGGAAATCAATTCCTGCTTGCGAGAGATGAGTTCTTCTAGGACGGATATTCTAAGTTTGAGATATCGTATTTCCGCTTCTGATAGCTTTATTACTGCTTTAGCTGACTGGATGTGAGGATCAGGTTCCATTGGACTGTCCAAGAAGGAGAGGAAGGGTTGATGCTTTGAGTAAGAATAGCAGGGAAAATAGGGATAGGTATAGGAGAATTTGGATGAGGAAATAGAAATTATATATGGGAGAGTTTAAAGCCAGGGGGGCCGCCAGGCCTAGTGTTTTCCTCCATTAAAGATATTTTCCGTATTAAGATCTTTTTAGTAGCTTATTTTTTTTATTAACGATATTAATAGTATTAAATTATTTTTTAATTCTCACCTTGTAAGGTCTTAATTGTATTCTATAATTCGCGAATTTAATACTATTAATATCTTTAATAGAATTTATTTGAGATATTTGAGATATTAATAGGTGGAAACCTTACGGTATATTAAGACTATTAGGATATTTTATTAATTTAGGATAGTATAACTATTAACATTCGAGTATCATTTGCTCCGACAATTATCGTTTGAACAACTATTTTTATCCGATATCGATATCGAAGTGATATCACTTCTACTTATTATCCTCATCTAAGTAGACCAGGATTCAACCTGCCAAAATGGCAGCCCCAATCGCGGCCACCTGCCAAAATGGCAGCCAATACAATCCAGCCAGTTGCGTGGCCGGTAGGCGTGGGCCCATAGGCGTGGCCGGTAGGCGTGGGCCGGTAGGCGTGGGCCATAGGCGTGGGCCATAGGCGTGGCCGGTAGGCGTGGCAGGCCATTTTTTACTTATTTTTAAAATTATTTTTCAAACCCCATCCATATCCACTATTCGGTCAAAAAACCCTACAAAACAAGCGCAATCAACGCGACTAACCTTTAATTAGATGACTACTTTTTACAATTATTTACAATTATTTGCAACAAATTGGAACAATTATAG